CACCCGCTGGAACGACACCGAGGACTTCCCGGAGGTGAGCGTCTGGGGCATCCGGGAAATGCTCCGCAAGGCTTACGAGCTTGGCAAGGCGGAAAAGTAACCGCCGCCTTTCCCCACCTGCCGCCTACGGGCGGCTCAGGGTGGTAGAAGGACATTTCCTTCGGAAAGGACGATTGAAATGGCAAAGAAACTGTACTACCTCGCCTATGGTTCAAACCTGAACGTGCGCCAGATGCGCTACCGCTGCCCCGGCGCAAAGCCCATCGGCATTTCGGTGATCCCCGACTACGAGCTGCTCTACAAGGGCAGCAAGACCGGAGCGTACCTCACCATCGAGCCGAAGAAGAACAGCATCGTTCCGGTTGCGGTCTGGGAAGTGACCGCCGACGATGAGAAGCGGCTGGACGCCTACGAGGGCTGCCCGACCTTCTACTACAAGCGGGGCATCCGCCTGACCGTCAAGCTGGTGAACGGCAAGAAAAAGCGGCTGGACGCTTTCATCTACATCATGCACGAGGAACGCAAGCACGGCATTCCTTCGCTGACTTACATCCGCACCTGCGAGGAAGGCTACCGGAATTTCGGATTCGACACCAAGTTCCTCGATGCCGCCTACGAGACCAGTGCAAAGGAGGTGCAGCGATGAAGGAGCGCAACAAAGAGCCACGCACCTGCCCGAAATGCGGGCGGGTGTACACCGAGCGACCTGCAAGCTCCCGTGTGGACGGCAGCCCGATCTGCCCCGACTGCGGAACGAGAGAAGCCCTCGAAAGCATCGGCGTAGGGCGTGAGGAACAGGACAAAATCCTCGGCATCATCCACGAGAAGTACCAGCCGGAATAAGGCGCACACAGCCGCTACGCTGCCCCGTGTCGGGCGGAACGGGTATCCTTGCAAAACTACCCCTTTCGGTAACCCGCCCCACACGCGCAAACGTGGCGGCTTCTGTGCGATGTACAATTCAGCGGCTTTTCTGTGGCGATGTTTGTCACATTTATTTTGCCGATTCTGCTTGCTATTTCTGCGATTCAGAGTTAATATGTCACTACCGCAGGAGAAGCGGAATAACAACAAAGGAGCATTACCATGAACATTCTTATCGTTGAACCCGGCAAGCAGCCCTACGCAAAGGAGATCAGCGGCGACCTTGAAAGCCTGCAGGCGACGGTCGGCGGCTACATTCAGGCGATCTACCCCTTCGATGATCCGGTCGCACTGGTGTGCGAGGAGGAAGCCCTCTACCATCCGGAGCAGAAATGGAATCGCCCGATCAAGGGCTACGGAGTCATCAAGGGAACATTCTTCCTTTGCGGACTGGGCGAGGAGGACTTCACTGACCTGCCGCAGGAGCTGATCGAAAAGTACACGGAGCAGTTCCGGCAGGCATACGACTTTGCGCTGGTCGGCAACATTCTGATGCCGATTCCCCTGAGCGAATAACGACCACGGCGGCGGGTGTAAAGTACACAACACCCGCCGCACATTTTCCTCGTATCTTCTGTACATTTAGCGGCTTGCTATATTCGCCGTTTAGAGTTAATATGGGTACAACGGAAGGGCGGAAAGCCCACCGAAAACTACGAAAAACGGAGGAAAAGAATATGTGGCATGAAGGTACGATTGGAGTTCCGAAGGGCGACGGCAAGTACACGGTCGTTCATTACTGGGTGAAAGCCTACGACGAGGGCAGCCAGTACGGAATCGACGGCGGCAGGATCAGCAAGGCAATGCTGAAGATCAGCGGCGAGGTTGTTTACAACTACGACCGGGGGCTGGATGTTCCGCCGCAGAATGAGGCAGCGGAAATGGCACTGGCGATTCTGATGCACGAGTACAACTAAAACAAAAGGGCGGCAACCGGAAGGAAGCCGCCTTTCTCTCTGAGGGGGTGAGGCATTGCGAAAGCTGAAAGACTATACACCGACCAAGTTCATGGCGGAGAATTCCCATTACGATAAAGCCGCCGCCGACTATGCGGTGCGGTTCATCGAGTGCCTCGCCCACACGAAAGGCACATGGGCGGGAAAGCCCTTCGAGCTGATCGACTGGCAGGAGCGCATCATCCGTGACCTGTTCGGAGTCATCAAGCCCAACGGCTACCGTCAGTTCAACACGGCATACATCGAGATTCCGAAAAAGAACGGCAAGTCTGAGCTTGCCGCCGCTGTTGCGTTATTGCTGACCTGCGGTGACGGCGAGGAACGTGCCGAGGTCTACGGCTGCGCTGCCGACCGGCAGCAGGCGGCGATCGTGTTTGACGTCGCTGCCGATATGGTTCGGATGTGTCCCGCCCTGAACAAGCGCGTCAAAATCCTGACCTCGCAGAAGCGCATCGTATACACGCCGACCAATTCTTTCTATCAGGTGCTTTCCGCCGAGGCGTACAGCAAGCACGGCTTCAACATTCACGGAGTCGTGTTTGATGAGCTGCACACGCAGCCCAACCGGAAGCTCTTTGACGTTATGACAAAAGGCTCCGGCGATGCCCGAATGCAGCCGCTGTATTTTCTGATCACGACGGCTGGCACAGACACCAATTCCATCTGCTACGAGCAACACCAGAAGGCGCAGGATATTCTCGAAGGGCGCAAGATCGACAAGACCTTCTATCCGGTCATCTACGGCGCACCCGATGATGCCGACTGGACTTCTCCGGAGGTATGGAAAAACTCGAATCCGTCCCTCGGTGAAACAATCGGCATGGACAAGGTGGAAGCTGCCTGCGAATCCGCCAAGCAGAATCCCGGCGAAGAAAACGCCTTCCGGCAGCTCCGTCTCAACCAATGGGTGAAGCAGACGGTGCGCTGGATGCCGATGCACAAGTGGGATGCCTGCAAGGTCGATTTCGATGAATCCTTCCTCGAAGGTCGTGTATGTTATGGCGGTCTGGACTTGTCCTCGACCACGGACATCACGGCTTTTGTTCTGGTTTTTCCGCCGACCGAGGAGGACGACCATTATTATATTCTGCCGTATTTCTGGCTGCCGGAGGAAACGCTGGATTTACGCGTCCGGCGCGACCACGTGCCGTATGACCTCTGGCACCGGCAGGGTTTCCTGCTGACGACCGAGGGCAATGTCGTGCATTATGGCTTCATCGAAAACTTCATCGATGAGCTGGGCACACGCTTCAATATCCGCGAAATTGCGTTTGATCGATGGGGCGCGGTGCAGATGAGCCAGAACCTTGAGGGGCTGGGCTTCACGCTGGTGCAATTCGGTCAGGGCTACCGTGATATGTCGCCGCCGACCAAAGAGCTGATGAAGCTGACGCTGGAGCAGAAGATCGCCCACAACGGGCATCCGGTTCTCCGCTGGAACATGGACAACATTTTCATCAAGCGTGATCCCGCAGGCAACATCAAGCCGGACAAGGAAAAATCCACGGAGAAAATTGACGGAACGGTCGCCACGATCATGGCTCTCGACCGTGCAATCCGCTGCGGGAACGACTCCGGCGACAGCATTTATGACAGCAGGGAGATGCTAGTGCTATGATAATCAATTTTCAGATAACCGCAATAGTTTCTGGTATATTTCGCTTTTTGTCAGTTCAATTACGTCGATAATTTCTAATTCACTGTTTGTAGAATTTAAAATTATTAATTTGCCACTGTAGATAAAAGCAAAATAGGTATCATATTTTGGCTGTTTCAGTTCCCTGTATTTAACGAGGTTTATCATATCTTTAGTAATCGCTGGAACAATAATAGACAGCCCATCTTCGTAGCATATTTCATCTTTGAAATAAAACTCATACGGTAGCATAAATAATATATTCTTAGGCTTTCGTGAATCTTTTAATATTAAGCTAATATCTCTTTCGTAGCCATGACGTTTTTGCAGCTTTTCTTCCATAGAACATAATTCTTCAAAATCAGTAGTACGAAAGGCTACGTGAAGGTATGTTGCGTCAATTTCTTTATAATTGGGTGATGTAGTTGTTATATTAGGCTCCCCATAAAAAGTTATTCCGGGACAAAGCTGTGTGATTGAGGGGGAAAATTCACGCTTTCCTTGTCCCATAGTTTCAGAAAGCAATAATTTAAAATCTAATTTATAATTATCACTTTCACAATCACACTGTCCTTTTTCTTCTGAAGGTGGAGGGGTATACGGAGCGTTATGAGATTTTGCTAAGAAGAAAGCAGATGCGTTAATAAACTCTCTCAAATACAATTCATAGTTACAATAATCGCACCCGTCAACAAAATCTTTAACGATCATCTGAGTCGGAAGAATACTAAAGCATAGATCTATATTTGGCATAAAATCCCTCCCTTAAGTTTATGAAAAAACATCCTGTTATTCTAAGTAGCCATGACGATCTATTTGGCATTATTATATCACAAGTCCATACAAAAAGTCAACGAGAGGAGTGATGCACATGGGCATTTTCAGCGGACTGTTCCGGTCAAGGGACAAGCCGAAGGACAGTTACGATTCGCCGTCCTACAGCTACTTCTTCGGACGGACTCATGCAGGCAAGCGAGTCAACGACCGCACGGCGATGCAGAGTATTGCAGTTTACGCCTGCGTGAGAGTGCTGTCGGAGGCAATTGCACAACTGCCGCTGCACATCTACCAATACACCGATAACGGAAAAGAGCGAGTGTCGAAGCACCCGCTTTATTTTTTGCTGCATGACCAGCCGAATCCCGAAATGACATCGTTCGTTTTCCGGGAAACGCTTATGGCGCATCTGCTGATCTACGGGAACGCCTATGCACAGATCATCCGCAACGGTCGTGGTGAGGTGTTGGGGCTGTATCCGCTGATGCCGGACAAGGTGCGTGTTGACCGTGACGACCACGGCAGGCTCATTTACCGCTACAGCCGATACGACGAACACAACCCGAATTTCAGGCAGCAGGGTGAGATCATCCTGCCGATGGAACAGGTTCTGCATATTCCGGGGCTGGGCTTTGACGGTCTGGTCGGATACAGCCCCATTGCAATGGCGAAAAACGCCATCGGGCTTGCGGTCGCCTGCGATGAATACGGCGCATCGTTTTTTGCGAACGGCGCATCGCCCTCGGCGGTGCTGGAGCATCCGGGCGTGATCAAGAATCCGGAGCGTGTGCGTGAAGCATGGCAGCGGGCATACGGCAGCGGCAATGCCCACAAGACTGCAATCCTCGAAGAAGGCATGAAATACACACCGATTTCCATTCCGAATAATGAGGCGCAGTTCCTTGAAACCCGTAAATTCCAGATCGAGGAAATAGCCCGCCTGTATCGTGTACCGCTGCATATGATCGGCGACCTCGACCACGCTACCTTCTCCAACATCGAGCATCTGTCGCTGGAATTCGTCAAGTATACACTTGATCCGTGGCTGGTGCGCTGGGAACAGGGCTTGCAGAAGGCTCTGCTTTCGGATTCGGAAAAGGGACGCTACTTCATCAAATTCAACGTGGAAGGGCTGCTGCGCGGCGATTACGCAAGCCGTATGCAGGGCTATGCGACCGCACGTCAGAACGGCTGGCTGTCCGCCAACGATATCCGTGAGCTGGAAGACATGAACGCTATCCCGGATGAGGACGGCGGCAATCTGTATCTGGTGAACGGCAGCTTTACGAAACTGGCAGATGCAGGCGCATTTGCTGAACAGCCCGCTGCGGCGGAGAAAGGAGAAAATGCCAATGAATAAATTTTGGAACTGGGTGCGCAATGAGGATACAGGCTCTGCGGAGTTGATCTTCAACGGACCGATTTCGGAAGACACATGGTTCGGTGATGAGATCACGCCTGCCATGTTCCGCAATGAGCTGGCGAAGGTCAGCGGCGACCTGACCGTCTGGCTGAATTCACCCGGCGGGGACGTGTTCGCCGCATCGCAGATCTACACCATGCTCCGCAACCACAAGGGCAAGGTCACAGTCAAGATTGACGGCATTGCGGCTTCGGCGGCATCTGTTGTTGCAATGGCTGGTGACGAAACCCTGATCGCTCCGACGGGTATGCTGATGATCCACAACCCTTCGACTGTTGCTTTCGGCAATAAGGAAGCGATGCAGAAAGCCATCGAGCTTCTGGATGAAGTCAAGGAAAGCATCATCAACGCCTACGAGGAAAAGTCCGGNNCGCCCGCATGATGGACGAGGAAACTTGGCTGAATGCGAAAAAGGCGCAGTCTCTCGGACTGGTGGACGGCATTCTGTTTGCAAGCGGACAGCCGTCAGCCGGACTCCGGTCGCAGCCGGAGCCGGAGGAAGATGAACC